AATTTAGGTAAACCATCTAAGGAAGTTATCTTATTACCTGTACACTCAAAATCACCTCCTATACGGTCTGGTGCACCTATAAAATTAGATAATTTATTAAAGGCACATATATAACTTCCATCGACAACCAGAGGACCATTATTAAGAGATTTAATGCCATTGTTATTACAAATAAAACCACCTTTTACAAAAGAAGGAGCATGATCAAGAGTTTTAAGTTGATTCGAACTGCAATCAAACATACCTTCAGCTCTTGTAGGAGCTCCTGAAAGAGACACTAAAGCACAACTTGAACAATCATAGTTAGTATCGACATAGGTAGGGCCGTGTACAAGAGATTTAAGTTGTTTGTTATAACTACAAATAAACTCACCCATTATATTAGTGGGACAATTTTTGAGAGATTTAAGTTGATTGTTATAACAAGCAAACTCACCTTTAATCTCAACACCAGAAAGAAATTCAGGTATCTCTGTTAAGTAGAGTCTAGCCAAATATACATCACCTTTAATATACTTTCTCATTATATTATATTTAATCTAAAAATTGCAGCTCTTATCTGCGTTTGTCAGGTGGTTCTAAATAAATTCGACCCTTTACTTCGCACACCGCTCTAATCTCTTCTTCAGTAAACTCTCGTCCATTCTTCTTAAACTGTAAATCTCTACCAATATATTCAGGAAATCCTTCAAGAGATGTTAATTTTTTGTTATCTGAACAAAAGAAAAAACCTTCAATTCTAGTGGGTCCACCCTTAAGTGATTTGAGTTGACGGTTAAGCTGACAGGCAAAAAACTTTATACTGGAGGGAGCGCCAGCCAGACTAACTAGTTTTTCATTATAGCTGCAATAAAAGCCGTCACCAACACGTGTAGGGCCACCTTCAAGCGATTCTAACAATTTATTTTCCTGACAAAAAAAATTACCTTTTACATAATCAGGAGCACCCCTAAGATTAGTTATTAGATTTCCGCCACACGCGTAGACTGCTCCAACTATTGAAGGTGACCCTTTAAGAGTGGTAAGTAGATTGTCATGACACTTAAAGTCGCCTGTAACTTCTACATCAGAAAGAAAATCAGGTAGCTGTGTTAGATATAAATTAGATAGATTAACATCACCTTTAATAAACTTTCTCATATTATATATTTAATATAAAAATTGCATCTCTATCTGCGTTTGTCAGGTGGTTCTAAATAAATTCGACCTCTTACTTTACACACAGCTCTTATTTCTTCTTCAGTAAACACCCGACCATTCTTCTTAAAGTTTAAATCTCTACCAATATATTCAGGAAATCCTTCAAGAGATGTTAATTTTTTGTTACCTATGCAAAAGAAATGTCCTGTAACAGTAGAAGGTCCTCCTTTAAACGATTTAAGTTGATAGTTATAATTACAAGTAAAAAACTTTATACTGGAGGGCGCACCCGCCAGACTAGATAGCTTTTCATTAAAGCTGCAATAAAGGCCGTCACCTACACTAATAGGACCACCATTGAGTGATTCTAACAATTTATTTTGTTGACAGAAAAAATTACCTCCTATCTCTCTTGGTGCACCTATCAGATTAGTTATAAGATTTCCACTACAACTATATGCCTGTGTAACACTGGTAGGTGATCCCTCAAGAGAAGTAAGATTATTATCATCGCACTTAAAGCTACCTATAACTTCTACATCAGAAAGAAAATCGGGTAGCTGTGTTAGATATAAATTAGATAGATCAACATTACCATCTATATACTTCCTCATTATATTATATTTATAAAAGAAAAGAAAAAGTATAAAAAAAAGAATAAAAAGTATAAGTTTTAAAAGAAAAACCCAACTTTCTAATAGAAGTAAATGGATAAGATAAGTACCTCATTCTAATAGACGCGTGTATAAGCACTATATACACAATATAATATCATGATAGTAATACCATAGAACAACGCAGAGAGACAATGAGATAAACAAAAGAACACATAAGAGAAGAGAGTAATCATATAAGAGGAAAGAGAAATACAAAAAAGATAGATAGAGAAGAGAGTATTGTGGTATAGAGATGATAGAGCAGTTCGTATTTATATCAAAAAGAAAAATTAACCGAAATAGTGAAATACAAACGATAAATAATAAATAATGAACTTGGATAAAATAAAATATGAGCTTAGATAAAGCAATTGAATTCGGAAAGGAGAAACGAGCGCAATTCCGAAAGAGCAAGCGCTTCGATCGCACTTGTCGCAATCATGGATCTTGCCCTTGGTGCGAAGGAAATCGCACATTTCAAGCGCGCAAAGAGCACAAAAGAATCCAAAGCTTAGAGGAACTAGAAGAGTCTGAAGAGATTACAGAACCTGAAGAACCTGAGAATTTCAAGACATACGGTCCTTTTCAGACCTACTAGACTAGAGTAAACCTGAAAACTATAAGACCAAAAGTTCATATAGTAGTTGAGTAGTTAACGAACTACCATATAATAATAGTATAAGAGAGATTAAAATTGGGCAATGATGTTATAACAAAGCAAGTTTATGTAAAGTGGAGGAAATTGTTGCGACTCCGCCATTGTCTAACTTTGATCTCTCATATAACAATAATATAGAAATTCTGTGACGTCTGCAGAGAAACTGGTTTTCATAATAAACACATTATCCATACAGCGACGCATAGTCATAGAAATCACAACTCCTCCCTCTACGGCGAAACTGCTCATAACGAACTCCGATATAATAAGTTGTCGGCAATAATCCTATCTATATGGCCAACTCTACTATCATCGCTGCTCTCAATGCCACCAGTGATCCTGCACTTGACAAGATCATTACGGATATGGCAGATATTGAATGTGGGTTCGGTTCTTATGAAAAGGCAGTAAGGTATGCTGCTTCTAGGAGCACGTTTGAAGAGTTAATGAAGCTCCGAGAGGCCTATGAGAAGTTAGCAGAGACGATGCAACACGTAGCTACTGTTAAGCAGATTCTCTTCCGAGATGGTTGTAAGGAACTCTGATATAATAATGGAGTAGAGAGTAATAAATCCATTATGCGAACATTCCAAGAAATCAAAGAGAGTATGAAGAATCGTAAGCCTACGATCTTTAGTGAAATCGCTCAAAACGAACGTCAATATAATAAGAGTGTAAGGAGTAAATCTACTATGCGAACCCTTCAAGAAATTCTAGAAAGTATAAAGGATATCGATCTAATGTTCGATGACGAATTAATGAGTGAATTCATTAATGAGAGAGACTCTCATTCATCGGCGAATCTCTCCGAACTTCTCAATGCGGGATCGTTGAGAGAAGATGATATGTGCGAATTGAGTGCGAACGATATTCGGAATATCGTTGATTATGTTAACGTTCGATACGATATTGATTTGAAAGTAGTCGGTCATAAAGTAATGTGGAATAGCTAAAAGGAACTTCGATATAATAATAGAGTAGAGACTAACAAATAAACAATCAATCTAATCAATCATATGGCTTATCAATCAAAGTACAAAGGCGTCCTCGTTCATCCATCCGATAAAGATACACTTAATACGCTGCGCGCGCTAGCTCCTAGCCTTACTGAGGCAGATATGATGCAGTTCCTTATCAATAGTGTTGATAAAGAATCTCTTAGCGCGTTCCTTATTGAAGAAGAGACTCGTAACTTCCTCAAGAAGAACGATAAGAAAGAAGCGTCCGTTAAGCCTGCTAAGAAAGCAGCTAAGGTCGAGAAGGTTGATAAGCCTGTCAAAGAGAAGAAGGTAAAGAAGGTCAAAGAGCCCGTGTTCGTAGCGACAGAAGAAGAGACTGATAAGGTTCGCGAACTGCATGATAAAGACGAGCCTGCTATCCGAGTAGTAGTAGGCTGATAGTATATTGAAACTGAATATGTTATGAATCTAAACGAACTTAAAGCTGAGATCTTCGCTGTTATTGCCGAAAGCGTATTTGAGGACTATGAAGAGCACTTCACAACCCCCTTCAATTTCTTATGGGATGGTGATAATTCTACTAGTCATAAGCCTATTACTCTGGATGATATACAGTGTAGTCTGGTCTCTTGCCAAACTAAAGAAGAGCTTGATAAGCTTGTCAATGTGGAGTGGGCAGATGCTGAAGATGATATGCTCGAAAGTATGCAAGAGCTTCTTAACAATAACTCGTTAACTCTAAAAGAGCGATGGCATGACAAATAAACAAATTAAAGACGAACTATTCGATCTCATTGCTGAAAGCGTATTCAGCAATGAGCATGAAGAGAACTATACAACACCATTCTTCTTTGCATGGCCGGATGGTAAAAAATGGGTCATGGCGACCTCTTTAGCAGATATTAAGACCCAGCTATACTTCTGTCAGACTAAAGCTGATATAGAAGAGCTCGTCAATGTAGAGTGGAGAAATTCAGCATTCGATACATACGAGAATATGCAAGCGATTGTGTATAGGCCTGAACAGCCGATCTGCTTAACTAACCCTTAACGAACTCCGATATAATAAGGTATGAACGATATTACTAAATTCACTGAAGAGCAGTTGGCTTCTATTGAAGCATATGAGGTTGATCTTCTCATGTTCAAGCGTGAGGCTGCTAATCTCGAAGAGGCTAAAGCTAAAGTCAAAGCAATGCTCGCTAAACGGTTCGGTGTAAAGTAAAGGAACTCCGATATAATAAGGTATGAATACGACCACAGAAGACGCTGTTAAGATTGCGCTACTGCGCAAGACGCTAGAAGACTTGATCGCAGATTACGGTGGTCAAGTTGTCGATCCAATTGGAAAGTGTGACTGTGTAGACTGCAATCGCCTACGACCTCTGTATAGAGCGCTTGAAGCGACAAAGTAAAGGAACTCCGATATAATAAGGTATGAACGATGAGATGGAAATTTCGGTACAACTTGCAAAAGCCAAAACCAAAGCAGCTGAAGCTTACTCAGTATGGCAAGCTGCTTTGCGTATCAACACTCTTGGAAAAAGCGATGAAGAGGCGACAGTTGCACACTACAATCGTATACTTACCCGCGCTGAGTATACGCGCTGCCATGCTGAAGCATTGAGAGTCTTGTGCATATACAGATGCCAGATATCATAGTATAAAAGGAACTCCGATATAATAATAGTATGAACACAGAGACCAAAGCTACAATGACTTACATCAATAATGCAATCGACCTCGCTGCTGACATTGCAAGAGCTGCCGAGTTGTTTGATCGGAACTTTAAAGCGTCAGAAAGCTATGAAGAAGGTAAGCGCGCTTGCGAACGGTACCTATCTGAGGTCGAAGCCCTTTATGGTCACTATGTTACTAAAGTTGAGACAGGCCATGACAGATCACGCATTGCCATTGACAACTTCGACTACGACTGGGATGGATGGGCTTCAGCTTATCTAGGACCAGATACATCGAGTGGTGTATACGGTGCACAAGAAGTAGATGGTAAGTGGTTCCCAGCATGGATCCATCAAGACGGGCATGATATCGATACAGCAGAAGAATCATTCGACACTCCACACGCTGCTATTAAACGATCACACACCTTCTTCTCTTAAGGAACTCCGATACAATAAGGTATGAACATTAACGATCTAACTGATGCAGAGCTGATTGAAGTCAAAGAGGCTTGGGAAGGAGTCAACAACGAGCAGTATCACCAATGGACACACACACGCGCTGATGGCTGGGATGCATTCGATGTAACGAGAGCTTTCCCGGAATGGTGCTTCGCTGACAATGCAGAACGTATGTTCAACACTTATCCTCATTGGGTTGTAGTCAATCGTCCTGAGTGGGCATTCGAACGCGACCCTCTAATGACGACAAAGAGCTACGAACGTTGGGTAGAAAAGAACAAACCAGAGTACTTCAAAGGGTATATGGCTAACAAGAGAGCGATGGGCTATTGCTGGGATAACGGAATGCAGCTACTGAACGACTAAATAGCTTTAGTAGACTTAACGGGCCTCTCCTCCTGAAATGAGTGAAGCACACTTCGTTAGGTGTTTGTACCCGCCACGCCTATCTACGATGCGCACCAAGGCGGGTCGTTTTTTGTAAAGGAACTCCGATATAATAATAGTATGACCGAAACTGAATACAATGAAATTGCTGCTGAAATCTTTGAATCTGCTATGTGGACTATTAAGTTTACCTTTGCTGCTGAGAAGTCGACAGACGCAGAAAAGCTGGAGCAGATTTATAAGGTCGTCAGCGGTGCCTTTAAACACGTCGAAGAAGAAGAAGCCAAAATGCTGTCTGACGAAGAGTAAGGAACTCCGATATAATAATAGTATGACAACGTACAAAACATTTAAAGAAGTGAAGAAGGAATATACAGTCGAGAAGAGCTGGCATACGCCCTGGCACTTTAGCGCGTCTGGTCAGTATGTCTGCTATCTGTCTGATAATAAAGAGTGTTATAAAGATCTGTATAATAACTATATCGTCGCGGAACGTCGGTAAGGAACTCCGATATAATAAGGTATGAAAGTTAAACCGATCAAGACAAAGTACATCTACTTCTTTACATCTGCTGAGCTCTATCAGGTCAGCCCGTATATGAAGATCGGTGGTCCCGAGCAGATGTCGCATCTACCTCTCGGTACATGGGAACGAATTAATGTATCGTTAGGCAGATTTATTACCGGACAAGATGATGATGCACCACTAGATCTATACACATGGTACCAAGTTGTAGATGATTTCGATAAAGCTCATCTACCTAATACCTATCCAGCTCTGATCGGCCCTACAAAGCAAGTGCACGGCCGTCACTACGCTAAAGACGAACAGTTTGCTGAAGACAATTGACCTGTTTAAGATCCTTAACGAACTCCGATATAATAAGGTATGACCGACTATCAAAACAGAATTAATCAGGCATGGGAAGAGTTTGTAGCAGCCAAGGCGAACTTCTTAAATGTCAGCACCGATGTAGCAAAGCAGCAAGTTTCCAAAACTTACGACGCGTGGCTCAGTATCAAAAATGAATCTAAACTCGCAGAAGCGAAAGAGAAAGCTGCTGAAATTTGGGCTGTGTGGTCAACGGCTAATAAGACTGCTAGAGCTGCTTTCTTTGCTTATCATAAAGCGGTTGCCACCGGTGGCAATCAGGCTGACTGTTGGAAAAAGTACGAGGAAGCCTGTGCTACTCGAGAGGATGCATACGCGTTTGCAATAGAAGCAAACGAAGAAGTCTGGCGCTTTGAAAGTCTGACGGAAGAAAGCTAGAGCGTTAAGGAACTCCGATATAATAATAGTATGAAGTACATCATCAAAACAGAAGGTTCGTTCGGCGAAGTCAATATTGGTGAAGGTGCTTCACCAGCAGCGGCCTGGGAGGATGCATATGGCCGCAAGCCCTGGTCCACATCAACAAAGCGCTCGGCGAAGAACGCCTGGTGTGAGAAGATCGAAAGCGATGAGGAGGTATCGTACAGTGGATACTAATACGCAGGACAGAGACACGCAGGTTAAGGATTGGAGCAAGCACAAGCCCGGTCCTCAGCCTGCTAGCATCAAAGAGAGAATAGAAGAGATCAAAGCAGAGATAATAGCAGAGATATATAAAGTATGACATTTAAAGAAGAAGCTGTTAAAGAGTTAGAAGAATTCAAACTTAAGTTTGATAAGCTAATGAATGAATATCCTAATCTCTACGTAACAGAGGACATTGATGGTTATTTATTAGCTTGTCATAATATTACCTATGCAAAGGTAAGCTTAGAGGTAAGGTAACTCCGATATAATAATAGTATGACACAAGACAAGGTTACAGTAGCGAAACAGAAAGCCGCGGCTGCGTGGGCTAAATGGAAGAGAGCTCACGACGAGTGTCGGAAGGCTTATTTTTCATATAAAGAAAACGGTACGCTTGCAGGTGTCAACACTTTTCTTACGTGGGGTGTGTATGAAGAACTGTATGAAAAGCGAGATGCTTTATACCAGGAAGCTGTACTGGCAGATGAAGACGTCTGGAATGAACAAGATTGATTAAGGAACTCCGATATAATAAAGTATGAACAACGTATCTGTAGGTGACATCTTTACCAGCTCTACTGAAGTCTATCGGGTAGTAGAAGTTCTAGAAAACGAAGAGTGCTCTGACGATCCACTCTTCGTAGTTGAATTGCTGGTCAGTGGTAGTGGCTTCGTGCTTGATGACATTAGCTTTACTCTCGCTCAAGCAGAAAAATACAACCTGCAGCACTACAAAGCTACGAAGTAAAGGAACTCCGATATAATAAGGTATGAACAAACTTCGACTCTTCGCATTCAGAACAACTCGCAGTACATTCGTTACCGGATACATCTGCGCTATCCTAGACATTACTCTTATCAGTACTGCTCTCTACCTCATCATTCGCTAATCATGAACTGGCAACCAATTGATACAGCTCCTAGGGACACACCTGTTGTAGTAGCTCTTCTCATCGATGAACGGCTCCGGTATAGAGAGGTAGCACGCTACGATGGATTCTATTGGATGGTAAGTCAAGAGGACGACCTAACTCACTTCACTCCTACCCACTGGCAGCCGCTATCACAATACCGTCCAGGTTGGTAAACAACCTCCGATATAATAATATGACACAATCACACAACAACCTCGACATCGCTCTAGACAATATGACTGAAAAGCTGCTCGATGATGTCAGTATCGATATCAAAGAAGCGTTCGATCTAGCTAGAATGATTACTCAATCAGACGGACTGACAGTAGGAGAGGTAATCAAGTTCCTCTCAGAGAACCTATACATGGACCTTGAAGTAAGTCCAGATGGTATGACGTTTAAGGCTTCACGCATTACCATTGACAACTTCAACTACGACTGGGAGGTTTAATATGCTTATAAAATTACCTCCGAGGAAGATAGATTATAACGATCTGACAATAGAACGCGAAGCACGATATGTGCTGTACATTGGCGATACATCTATAGAGTACTGTCAGAAGACTAGTACCGTGACCTTACAAACGAACTCCGATACAATAAGGTATGAAGATCGCAATAATTGAAACGAATAACAAAGTTAACATTTACGACCTGAATGATTTTACTAAGCCAATCTGGGATAAATGCATCAAGGATGAAGCGATCGATAATGTAGGATACATTGATGATCTGATTGTCGTGATTGGTGAAACCGATGATGATATTTATATGGCAGCTGTACTAGCAACTATACCAGCTTAATCTGATAGATAAAAGAACTCCAATACAATAAGGTATGACCAAACTGCACCCAGGTAAGGATCAATTCGAGAAGAAACGAAACATCGTCCACAAGAGCATCAACAAGGCTGTGATGGAGCGTTATGGTTCATTGTCACCTGAAGCAAGTGAGCTACACACTCTGTATATGGCTGATAAGACTCTTACCTACTGTATCAATGCCCTTAAGACTAAACAGTATGTAAGTGCTTGTGGTGTTAAAGCTTTGATTGAAGTATTAGAGGACATGCGTGCAGTGTAGTTGCTATATGAGCGCTAGCGTCTATATACGATAGCGTAGAGAGAGAGCGCTCTATAGACCGTCAGCGCTCCAGATTGTCCATAGAGCTCCAGAGAGAAAAAAAGAGTGGAAGGCCATGGCCTAATTTTTTTTTTCGGAAATTCGGAAGACACCCTATATAGGCCCTCCCTGTGTCTATAAGATAATCGGAGTCTCGGAAAATTTTTTTTTCGGAAAATCGAAGACCCCTCTATATAGCGCTTCCAAAGTAACTCTAATGACTAGAGATTAAGAACTTGCTAATTTGTCAGCAGGTTCTTCGGCTGCTATGATTCTAGCGTTTCTTTTCATACGCTTTACTACCCCATCTCCTTTCGGGTTCTTCTTAAGACGTTTCTTATACTCTTTGTGATCTAAGTACTTCTGAGAGGCTTCTTTATACTCGCCTTTTTTGAGGAGCTCCACCCAATCAAACTCTCCTTCTCCTTTTGATTCCATATCGCCTCTGTACTCGATATCTACGAGTGCGGCTTTTAGTCCAGTGCTCATGGTAGGCCAGAGCTCTTTGAATTTCTCTTCTACTCGAGGTATACGTTTACTAACGTCTTGATTGAAGAGACTAAGGGCTTCTTTGCGTGATAGAGTTGATGAGTGGCCTTTCTTTGCACGAGCCTTATCGAAGGCTTTCTTGTCTTTTAGGCTCCCGTTACCTATCAAGTGCCCTACTCCTATGGTCCACTTGCCTACATCATCCTTGTACGGCTTCATGAAACGATCGTTTACTTTAGCTTCGATACTGGTTCCTATAATTTCGCTCGGTAGAATGTAATTAGCTATAGTGTCGTATATATTGCCCATGTCCTTTACACTGATAGGCGGCTCTTCCTTTTCTTCCTTTTCTTTCTTATCTTCTTTAGTAGCGGGCTTAGTAGCGGGATTCTCTTTGCTCTGTATAGGCTGAGCGACAGGCTGAGCGGCTTGTGGCTTTGGTTGTTCTGAAGGCTCTTGTACTATACGGTTGATTACGTCGGTGGCTACACGATGAAATTCTTCTGAGTCGAGTTGCTGGTCTACTTGCTGGATAGCTTGGACTTTCTGACTAGGAGACTCAGGACGTTTCTGAAGCTCTCTATTAATCGCATCAATATTATATAGTAGACCGACAGAGCCTAGACCTATAACAGCAGCAAGGACTGCTCTTACCCCTTCGTTATACTGTTCGAGTTGATTTCCTTCAGCTATACTTTCATTAAGGATCCTATAAAATACTCTATCAAAACTCATAAACTTATTTAATCAATCAGGACTAATCATCCATGTTGACCACTGCTGTCCGGTTGCAGCATCTGTGTGTACTGTACCACTAGATGCTACTGATAGCTTAACACCTTTACGTTCAGCTTTCTTAATAATTTGCTTTAGTAGTGGCTCTGATAGCTTATTAGGAGATGTAGTAAGGGTCTTACCTTCTTCTAGTTTAGAGATTACTTGATCAATCCAGCTGAACAGATCTTTCATATAATCAGTCTTTTCTACTCCTGGCACAGCTACAATACCTAAAACAGCTACTACTTCATCCGAATCAATATAGCGGACAATCATACTACCGTCATTAGTCTTATATGTCTCGATAGGAGCTCCAAAATAACCAGAAGCCATCTTGTCTTGTGACTTAAGCATCTGTACCAGCTTACTATCATAATGATGCTCTACAGCATCATAGTACTCTTGATCGCTTGCTGTTGCAGCTTCGTTCAGCATTCGCTCATAGATTAACGATAGAGGATTTTGTCTAGCCATATGATTATTTAATTGATCTAGTCTATTGTGGTAAGCTGCTTACTTGTTATTTTTATCCTCAAAATCTGCTGCATTAGGAGTTACTCCTTCTGCTTCTTCGAAGTTATAAGTATCTCCATTCTCGTCTATAACTGACTTTAAGTATCCTGATAGTGGGTAGAACTCGTATTCCTCTACTTCACCATTTGGTAAGCGCTTTGTAAAGCTAGTAAACTTAGGAGCGTTAGTATGCACCAGTCTATTTTTTTCAAGAAAACTTTTAGCTTGATAATAGTCAGGTAGAACCTCAGCTAGATGTTCTCTATTTATACTAATATCAAATGAAGTCCATTTAACATCCTTTAAATTAGTTATACCTTCATCATGTTGAAACCCAGGATATCTATTTAAGGTGTTTATTCTTTCACTAGAAGCCCAATTAGCTCTTTTTTCCTTTTTATCCGACGAGGTCTCAGCATTTATCGGGTACCATTCATGTAAATTTGATGTATATCCTCTTAGTAGGAAAAAGGAATGATCATCTGCCTCGGAGTGCATAGCCTGGCTCCAAGATCTAATTACAGAAACAGAAATTTCTTCATCTGCTTTACTAAAAAGATATTTTAAAGCTGTTACCATATCACCTCCAGTCTCGGCGAGTCTAGCAGAAAAAATATTATGCATTATTGGTACCTTATTTGAATATCTCTTCTCTAGTCTATTTGCTCTTTCTTGTGCTTGTTTATATCTACTATACGCGTCTTTAGTTACAAACCAAGATCTACTGCCCTCGCTACCTACCTCTGGATCTTTAGTATCACCTACTACTTGACGATACGCTCTGCCGAGTTCATCTGCCTCTCTTAGAATTTGATTTACAAGACTATTAAAATTTAGATGTATAAAAGTATCCTGCTTACTCATCCGATTATTTAATCAATATCTAGGGTTCATCGCGAAGCTCTTTCTCAATCTCTCTACATGTCTTATTAGCTAGTGTCTGTAGATCTTCAGTAAAGTTACCATAAATTCTAAACGTGTCATACTTCCATTTAGTATCAGTTATCCTGATTCCTTTTGTTAGACGGTAGAAGACACCAGCCAGAAAATGATTACGGATGCGAACAAATGATCGATCATTACCTAATAGATTGAGCAAGCGTAGTACGAATCTTGGACACCACCATGGCCGCGCTACTCTATCTACTTCTTTAAAAAAGTCTCTAAGTAACCTCTCCCCTGGAAGAATAAAAGGATAGTCGTAGGTAGAGTATCCTAGATAGCTGTATTCTCTACCTACTATAGGAAAGAAGCATTCTAGTACGTCACCGATAGTTATACGTTGTAGCGTAACTTTAAAAGCTGTTGAGCCAATTTTCTTTGATTTAACAAGTACGATGTCTTTAAAATTCATATAACTATCAATGTATAATGGTGGGTAGGGATGGATTCGAACCACCGAAGGCTGAGCCGAGAGATTTACAGTCTCTTCCATTTGGCCACTCTGGAACCTACCCATTTTAATTTATCATCAAACTCTACTTCTTTACTATAGCTTGTAATAACGCTTTTGCAACTACTCTATCCTTTTCTTTTTCATCTTCTGGTAACTGACTATAAGAAATATTCATTAGCTTTTCGCGTTGAGCGAGCTTAGCTTCTAGCTTACCATTATCTCTTAGCTTTTGGGTATCGTCGAATTGATCTGGATCTTGAACGAATCTCTTTGCTGTCTCATTCCAGCCTTTATGAATCTCGTCACTAATCCGCTCAATGTCTGTTTCACCACTATTAATAGCTTTAGCAGCATACTCTGCGCTCTTAAGATTTGCTTGCCAGCCAAAGGTGTTGCCAGGTGAGCTTCTACCATATTGGTAAGCTTTATCTAGAGCTTCATCACTAACAGTAGCGAGTTGAGCAATGGTGTCAGGTGAAATAGATTGAGTATTTTCTAGAATACGGCTATATGCGGCTGCAATAAGTTCTGCGTCTTGTTTACTTTTCATTTGTATTAAGTTTGCCCGTTAAGAGTTACATTTTGTACTTCACTTGCCTGTATATTAAACTTGCAAGGACCTGCGGTAAAGAAAACCTTACAACCTTCCCTTCTAGTAATTGTTATAAAGTCGTTTTTACCGCAGCCTAGATTGTCTAGCTCGTCGCTAAACACCTCTGTAATATACATTTTTTCCTCTTCCATATCTATACTTATACTGCACTATCAGTAAACTGCTTCAAGTGACTTAATCAATTCTTCAGTACTAGTATAGTATTGATCTAGACCTGTAAAGATGCCATTGAAGCCGTGCTTCTCTACTAGATGCCTGATGGAAGACGGGTCGTCACCCCAACAAAAACAATAGCTACGTACTCTAGCAACAAAGAGTTCAAAGAGAGCGGTCTTAAGGTGTTCGGTATGATTGTCAGCACTCATGATAGATTTAATAATTGGTGTAGAATATACGCTGCAGACAGCGTCTTTAAGTTTAATAGTTGAAGGATGGTTATTCAAGTGAGTGAGGAAAGGAGCGCCACATCTCTGAGCGTTCGTGTTCATCAGTAACTTCACGTACTGCAGCACCCGCGGTTGCATAGGCTCCAGCATCTAAGAGAGCTGATTCAGGAGTAGCTCCGAGACCCCATACTGACATACCTTCATGAGCGTCAGATTTAGATTCCACAACGTATAGTTTTTGATTATTCATAATTTTTTATTAGACACTAAGCTAAGCTGCTGTTAGCTTTCGTTGCCATACAATTATTATATCAGAGTTCGTTATGAGCTGCTACTCTATTTCCTAATAGCGCTATAATTGCTCTGTACAAAGTCTACAGTCTCCTTGAGTCCGTCTCTTAAGGATGTAAATTCAAACATAGGAAGATATTTTTTGATCTTGGAATTATCACTAGGCTTTCTATATTGTCCGTTAGGTTTAGTTTCGTCCCATTCAACCTTACCTTCGAATTCCATTAACTCGACAACTAAATTTACAACTTCTTTAATCGATACTTCTACACCAGAAGACAGAATAATAGGTTCCTCCTCGTCATAATTTTCTAATACCCACTCTGAAAGGAAAGCAACGTCTTTACTAAAGATAAACTCTCTCAAGGACTCTCCATTGCCCCAGATAGTTAAGGGTGTATTGTTCTCTTTAGCTAGATAGCATTTATGTATAATAGCGGGTAGAACATGCCCATTCTCCAAGTTATAATTATCATTAGGACCATAGACATTGCATGGGATAACAGATTTGTAATTTAGTCCATACTGCTCTCGATAGGATCTAATTTGGATATCAGCCATTCTCTTTGCATACGCGTATGCATCGTTTGACGTATGTGGAGGTCCTAAATATATTTTTGCTTCTGTAAGCGGGTAGTCTACCTTATCAGGAAAAATACAAGTAGAGAGAAACGAGACTAATTTTTTGATACCAAACTTCCTACACGCCTCAATGACATTAGTATTGATCATTACATTCTCATAGAAGAACTCCCCCTTGTACTTCATATTGGCAGCTATACCTCCTACCTTAGCTGCGCAATGAATGACCCTATCAACTGCATTCTGACCTTGACTTTGATCAGTAAGATCAGCAAATAAAGTATCTACATCTTTAGCAATTCTTAAATCACAAATTTTAGAATTAATTAAAATACTAGAAGTTTTAAATTCAGAACCAACTAAGCCAGTTCCACCGGTTATTAAAAGTTTACTCATAAAAATTCTTTTGTATATATTGTGTCTCTCCTAACGATATAAATTTGTTGCTACCGTATACCTCTTTGCGGAAGCATTGGAGAGACTAAAGATATACTTAACTGACGATGTATCAAGTGAAGCTTTCGTAAAAGTTCTGCCGTGATTCCCAAATATCAATTTCTTCCTCTAAGTCCGCATCCGACGGAAGAATCACCCAGCCACTTGACTTTAGATCCTTTTTCATATGCATCTTGAACTTAATAGGCTCATTGTCGATAGGAGATAAGGCAATGAAGTATTCTTCGTTGATCATATTTTCGTTTATATAGTTTAGACTTACTCTGTACCTTATTATACAGGAGTTCGTTTTAACTTCTCTTTTAGAATAAGCTCTACAAGACTCTTCTTCTCTGCCTTCAGCTCTTCTACGATAAAGAGCTCATCTATCGAACCGCATACACAAGTACTTTGTGTTGTTTCGAGACGTCTATTGATTTCAATAATACGCTCTTCTTCGCTGGTAAGAGGTCTCATCTAGAAAGAATTTAAAGCCTCAGGTAAGTGTATAAAAATCTTACTAAGATAGATTGCCATAATTATCGCTACTAGCCAAATAGCACCTGTTGAAATAAGATCAATCGTTTTAACCTTTCTGTTATTGTACTTTCGTTTCTCGATCCTTAAAAGAGACTCTACGCTATTGTCTAGATAATATCTATTTGCTTTCATAATAATGTTACAATCTTATTTATTAGCTTACAACCTTCTCTTCAACTAGCACTTTCTTAAAGCAAGCGTTATCCCCTCGACCGATCTTAACTAGCTTATTAGTATCGCAGAGCTCTTTCAGAATCAGATAAGCTTGCGATCCTGAAAGATTAAAGGAAGTCATAATAGTACTCTTAGTAATCAGAGGCGGGTCAAGCTTGAGAATACTATCAGCAAGGGACTTCTTACGAGCGTTCTTAGAAGGAGTAACCTCTTGCTCTACAACTTTTCCTGTAAAAGTAAATCCTTTACTATTCATATTAGCTCGATAGTCAAGAGTAGCTCCGAAGCGATTCTTGATAAAGCTAATAACCCGAGCTGTTGAGTCATCTTCATCGTCTAGCTCAATTTGAATATTAACATCAACCGTATGAGGAATAAGAGTCGAACCTTTCAAGACACCATTCTTAGTAAAGTGCATAACGATAAACAAAGCGCACTCATTCTCTTTAGCAGCTTTAACAAGACTACTAATAGCATATCGTTCGAGCTCAGAGAAATTAAGCTTATTAGAGCTAGTCAGAGCTTGAAAAGAGTCAACAACTAGAGCGTCAAAGTCTTTAGTAGCGTTAACCAAATTATCGATATCAGTTTCGTTAGCGATAGAAACGTTCGAGACATTTAGACGTTTACAGGTATAGGCGAGCTGATGCTGATTTTCTTCTCCAGAAGCATAACCAACATTATAACCGTTATTAGCTAGACCTTCCATAAGCTGAAGAAGGAAACTAGACTTACCAGAACCTGCACGACCCGTCACAGTAAAAGAAGAACCAGGAATAATACCTTCACCAAACATTTCATCAATCTCTTTAACACCAGTCGTTAGACGGTTAAAGAAAGTAGAAGGAATAGCAACATCACAAGCGCGGACAAAGTTAGTACGTTCGATATTTAGATTCATATTAATTTCTGATTACTCCTTATTATACTGTAGTTCGTTAAAAGTTCAATTATGCACAAGCTAATCCCTTAAAGGCGACAGCAGCGATCGCTTCAGGTCCGGTACAAATAATCTTTGCATGAGGATAACGAACTCGAAGGGTTGAAGGACGGCCACTCCAGAAAAACTCACGATTTTCGTTATTAATGTAGTAGCAGGCGTACTCATTTGCATTTACTAGTTGTTCGTTCGTTGTCATACTATTATTATATTGAAGTTCGTTAAAGTTTGTTTACTGAATTGCAAAGATGGTCCAGATGATAAGGAACACTAATCCCATACATACTAGAGCGATATTAAGCATTGTGTGTTCATGATCGTTGTTAAAGTTCATAATTAGTAGCTTTCCCAGAGTCCGAATTGATTGGTGAAGTAGACCTTTTTAAAGTTTAGTACTTTAATTAAGTGAGAGCAATGATAGCAAGGCTTGCTATGGTTAAGCTTACCGTTGCGGTCAATCCGAAGTACACCGATACTATACTTGCGGCAATCCTCTTCGCCCAGTTTAATACAAGCTGATAGTTCCGCGTGAAGTTTCGAGTGATCTTCGTACCCATATTGTTTGATTTTTGGATGTGTTTTGTTTGAGTTGGTACCAATAGAGAGAATATTATTACCTTTGAAGATAAAAGCTACATGATAGCATCTACGCTCTCTCGTTAGATTTTCCCAAGCAATATTTTCGAGCCGCTTTAGCAGCTTAATATTGTTTAGCATTAACAATATTATATCGAAGTTCGTTATACCAGACCAGCATCAACAAGAGACCTCTCATGCTTAGCTAATTTTAAATCCGCGTCAACCATAATACCGCAAAGCTCTTTAAAACGTACTTTAGGCTCCCATCCTAAAACGTTTTTAGCTTTACTAGGATCGCCAATCAACAAATCTACTTCAGCTGGCCGGTCGTACCTGCTATCATACTTTACATACTTTCGCCAGTCGAGATCGAGAGCACTAAATGTCTCTTCGACAAACTCAGCAACACTATGCGTCTCGTTTGTAGCAACTACATAGTCGTCAGGCTTATCTTGCTGCATCATAAGCCACATCATGTAAACATACTCCTTAGCATAGCCCCAATCTCTCTTTGCTTCCAAATTACCTAGATGTATATCAGACTGTAGACCCATTTTGATACGAGTCGCTGCTCTTGTAATCTTACGCGTAACGAAAGTTTCTCCTCTACGTGGCGATTCATGATTGAAAAGGATACCACAGCTTGCATGCATACCATATGACTCACGATAGTTAACAGTCAACCAGTGTCCATATAATTTAGCACAAGCATATGGTGAACGTGGATAGAATGGGGTAGTTTCTGTCTGCGGTACTGCTTGTACCTTCCCGTACATTTCAGAAGATGAAGCTTGATAGTATCGAGTCTTTTCTATCAAGCCAGTTTGCTTAATTGCGTCTAGCAATCTTAGAGTTCCGAGTCCTACAATATCACCCGTTGATTGAGGAATGTCAAACGATACTCGTACATGACTCTGTGCACCTAGATTATAAATTTCATCCGGTTGAATTTGAGTCAGTAGTTGATTCAAGCACGCTGCATCGGTTAAGTCTCCAAAATGTAAATGAAGACGTTCACCTAGCTCTTCGTTGTTGTATAAATGCTCTATGCGTCCAGTATTAAAGCTAGAAGAACGACGTATGATGCCATGGACCTCGTAACCTTTTTCTAAAAGTAGATCTGCTAAATAAGATCCATCTTGCCCGGTAATACCGGTAATAAGTGCTTTTTTCATATTTATAAAATTACATTTGTTTTACGTTTAATGATGAAGGCAGCCTCGCCTCCTTGCTGAACTACATTACGTAGATCGTCAAATTTAATATAGCAATCTCCTTTATCGCCCCAATCTTGTCCCCAGGAATTACGAATAGTAATTACTCTTTCCTTGACATCTACAGCACGAGCTAATACTGCATGACCACCTACATGAGCTCCAGTCGGCGCAATAAAATTATTACTATCAGGTATACCCATACCTTCGTACCAATTAATACCAAGTACAGCAGGCCCATTACGACCTATTCCTAATACTAGATCATCAAAGCTAAACGCCCACCTATACTCTTTAAATAGACCTAGCTTTTGCAAAATCTTTATGCCAGAGAGTACTGAAGTACCTTCATAGAAGGCTGGTGCACTAGGATAAGAACCACCCGGCCATGGATCAATTTTCTGAGCTTCCCAGTACACACTCTCCTTTAACCATTTGTCATTAAGCCCTTTTACTTCTGCTGGTCTAGAGGCTAGCTCGTGCCCGAGAGCATAAGCTACACACGCTCCTTCCGCTCCTTGATCTAGCCAAGTATTACAACGCCAGGAGTACGAGCGAGGTGTTTTACCTGCCAAAACTGAAGCAATAGAGTAGCTCCGACTCCTTTCATCGAAGTTCTGCAACCGATCAATTACCCTCTCAGTACCATTTAGTGTTAATTTATTCATCTAGATAATTATTTATTAGCTTTATCGATGCGTACTAATATAGATGATAACGCGTGCACTTCGGTTGAGTAGGTTTCTGTAACTATTCGAGAGTCATTTTCAAGATGTTTAGCTTCAAGTTTCCAGCAACTGTCACCGTCATCCATTCGTTGGTCAAAGTCTACACTATACCCTTTGTAATTGATAATACTATATTTAAACTTACCCATAGTATTATTCTGCTCCATGTTGATCATCGTCAAGCATTTTCGTCTCGTAACCTAAGAACTCTAAATCTTTCAACTTAAGAGCATCCCAACGCAGTGGCACTTCTTTACTGATGACTACCCCTTCCATCGGAACATCCTTACTGCATAGAGGGTCTCTCTTACCAAGATACTCTGAAGACAGCTTCTTAATAAAATTACTATGCCAATCGCTATCAACGGGAATGTCAAACAAGTCTTTAGCTAACCCGTAGTAGTAGCTATCAACCATCCGTAAACCTTTCTTCTTACAATACTCAACCATCTGCGGATGCGAGAAAGTATAACTCTCTCCATCAACATTAACAGCATCAATTTTGAATACCAAAAACATATGATTGCCTGGAGTTAGTCCGTAATCATACTTTGGTTGAATCTCTTTATAACCATCGTAACCAATAATTTCACCAGTCACTCTAATACCCTTATCTAGATAAGGATAAATTTCTTCTGCTACCTCTTTCCAAACATTACTTTGCTCACTCGCAGTGAATTTTAACCCATCTTTAGAATGACCCTCAGCATTCCGTACAACAGTTCTACTCGAATAGATCATGCCATATTCCTTATCCACTACCTTTACCTTAAGAAATTTAGCAATCCTTTCCACCCAAGACAAAGGTCGATTAGTAAGGATATTTGCTACAGCGCAATTGCAGCCATGATACTTATTAGTAATGGAGATGTAGTCAAAAGGGCTTACATCACCAAGCTTATTTCTCAAGTTCTCAGTATCTGGATGGAATGCAAACTGATGATCTAGTAGTCTTTTAAACTTAGGTTTAGATTTTTCATGATTCTTTACCTTACCATGACCTTGAGTTCTTGGAACGTACTTGTTGATAAAAATATCGCCGCAGACACTATCGAATTTGCATCCAATTACTCCATACGACATGAACACTCCATATTCCTCAGCTACGAATAACTCAAAAGAACTATAGGGAACGATATAACCATCGCTATAAAGTCCGCGGAGCTTAATCATACGAACCCGACCATTGGATCCGAAGAATCCTTTTTGCGTTACATCCTTATTAAGCCCGCATTCAGCATAAGCGTTTGACCATTTAAGGAACTTTCCTGAGAGCTGAGATTCTACCGGGAAGTAGACATATACATCTCCTTGCTTTGCCTCTAGACCAGTAATAACCGTTGTATTAAGAATCTCAGCTACTTGTAATTTATTAGCATCAGGATGCAGTTTGATAGAACTTAGCTCCACAATATGAGCCAAGTAGTTTAAATTTGCTTGTTTAGAGATTGAGAGACACATATTAAATTAAAGATCTAGAGGTTAGGGTCTGAGCAGAGTACTACTTACTTGGAGTAACCTGCTTGGAAACGGGTTGAGGTTCTTCTTCTTTCGGCACTACAGTATAGCCAATTGCGAACGCTGCGTAAGGCTTTACACCAAGTACAGTAGTACTAGCGTACGTATTAAATTCATGGCCGCTTTCAGTTTTGGCAAGCTCGGATCCGAACTGTTTATTAGTCTTAGCTTCAGCTACTAGACTTGAAGTCTGAGTCTTGACTGTTGCGCAGCTAGAGAAGAGTAGAGCGACGAGAGTGATATAGATTAGTTTCATACGTTATTTTATACTAGAAATTAGTTTAATCAAGATTAGTTATTATAGATATCGAGCAATTTAAATTGGAGATGAGGACCCTTTGAGAAGATTTTTGAAGCGGCCATATTAAGCGCATTCGATTTATACAAACCAAGCTCATCCTTTTTATGAGTAGCGAGATAGGTTGCACGATTAAACATATCGTATAGGTTTTCGTTAGTATACGTATATCGTGCTTTCGAAGCGTTCATCTCTTTAATAGGATATCCTGCTAACTCTAGATCATTAACAGTACTAGTATATTCAGGAATAAAGAGATCACGTTCTTCACTACTTAGAACACTTGCAATATTGCTCAGCTCTGCAAACGATGCGCGAGAGTTCTTAAGCTTATTAACTTTAATGACAATCATATCAGAGCTATCCTGTTTCGAGAATTTGTTATACTGACGCTCAACATCTTCGTCAGATTTGAATACTCGATTAAAGAGTACTTCTTGAACCATAAGTCCGTTAGCGCAAGCGAGACGAAGGTAAAAGCTTTTAAAAGTATTACTAGTCAATCCTAAATTAGTAGAAGTTCCAGCTTTATAACTATCGTTAGGACCGCAAGAGATTTCTTTCTCTTTAGTAGAGTTGATTACTAGCTTTCCAGTTTCAGGAAGATAGAAGATCTCAGTTAGAGTATCATTACTATCGTTGATAGCATTCATAGCGCTATCGATTCGATTATCGAAATTTAGTTGTGTAGGTTCGACGAAAGAAGTTCCAGTAAAGATCTCAACTTCAGAGTTTTCGTTTACAATACAATTGAAGAGTCGATTCTTATCAACCTTATTGATTGCTGATCGCACTTCAGCCCAATTAAGATTAGTCACATCATCAGTCTCGTTAAAGATCTCTTTAGTTAGAGATTCTTTAATTCCGAAAGTATTCATAGTCTTACGAGTACTATCAAACTTATAACGATTATTAATATAAAGATCATTTCCTTGGTTAGTAATATCTCGCACTGTAAAAGGGAGAATTGTTTTAGTTTTGATTTGATTTTTGACTTCTTCGATAGTAGCAGTGTTCATATTATTATTATATTAGAGTTCGTTAACGGTACTGTAAAACTTTTTGGCTACGATTTTTGGTAGACCATATTGCTTTAGCATAGGAAGGATCTCATTTCTAATCCAATTGCGCTTATATGAGCTGTCTTTATTAGTTTCGTCCTCTACAATATAGGAGGTGAGTTTGTTGTTCAACGCATAATTTATGAAATCTTCCTTTTTAGTTTTCATAAAAGGTCTAATAAGCATTTTTGGTTTAATTAGTTTACAGTTGTCAAGAGGAGTACAAGTAGGTACAGGAACGTACTCAGGACAGCCTCTAAGCATATTCATAAAATAGCTTTCTACTGCGTCACCGTTATGATGACAGCAAACAACATTACTATAGAGAGATTTGAAGAAATCCAATCTAGCTTCTCTTAGAACATTCTCAGCATTACTCTTAACAGCAGTACTATCTCTAGTTCCAACTACGCATTCAGTATAAAAATTATGGCAAAACAATTCTACCATCTCTTGCATAGTACGATTTTGAGGTCTCAAATTATGGTTAAAGTGAGCTACTTTGACTCGATCTCCGTACAGTCTAATTAGGAGATGAGCTGCTGCAATGCTATCCACACCGCCGGATACAGCAACGTAAAACTCTCCTTTTGGAATTAATGAACGATCGAGTTTAATCATACCTCATTATATACTAGTTCATAAAAAAACTCTCGCCAAATATTTGGCGAGAGTTTTAACTAATTTATTGCTTCTTAGAATCGGAACGAGGCTTTCACCCCCCAGTACTCACCGTCTTCCTGTTGAATATCATCTGCCTGTACAAAATTATATTCAACGAATGGCGATACCGTCAAGGCTTTAGTTACACTGTAATTATAAGCTAGTGAAAGGGTAGTATGAACAGCCTCTCCTTCCTCAAGATATAATCCCTGTACAACCTTACCAACGACAGATTGAGTAGGCTGACCTTCCCCATCAACAGCAAGCACCCAGGGAGCGCTTACTGACAATTCTGTATAATCTTTAACATCATCTTCGAGGCTGAAATTGTAGACAGCTCCCAAGACAATATTAAAAGGCAAAGCATACTCGACACCACCGTATAGTTCTTGCTGAGTGCCACCTAGAGCATCAGAAAAATCAAATACAGAGTAGCCACCAAGCACTGACAGTTGGCCAAACTTTTGACGAACACCTACACGTCCATCAACTTGATCTTCATCAAATGAGTCAAACGTTCCATAAAAACCTTGAAGCTCAAGAGTAGTGTTTTCTGCAACGTCATAGGATAGACTGAGTTGACCGAAGACGAGATCATCTCCAAGAGATACTCCGCGCCATAGATTCTCACTTGCATATCCGGACGATACTTCGCCATACAATCGAGATTCAGAAGCAGTAACAACTACTGGTGGTGCTTTAGCTGATTCACCTGCAAAGGCTGGTGCACTAGCTAGTAGTAACGACGCAATGATATTTGTTAGTTTGTTTTTCATAGATTGTTTAAAATTGTTGGTAGGCCGTGTTGGATTCGAACCAACGACCAAGGGATTATGAGTCCCCTGCTCTTACCGCTGAGCTAACGGCCTGTATATAGTATCTTATACTACTACTTTAAATTTGCAAGATTAGTTTTTAATTCTTCTAAAATTTCAGAATAAACTCTTACTAAGAGTCTCGATTGATTACTTTTTGTCTCATTAAAAATCATCTGATTTTCTTTGAGCGACTGCTCAATAATTTTAATATCCTCCGTTAAGAAGATCAAAGCATCGAGATTCTTCTTAGAGATTTTTGCCATATTTAACTTCGAGAGGATTCTTAAGATATGAAAAGGTCGTCTTCTTTTTAAGAACGTTATGTCTAGTACGTACTAGTTCACCCTTTGTATTATAAGATTTAGAAAAACTATTATCTGCACCTGAATCTAAAATATTTATCATATAACCAACACGCTCAAGTCGAGTCTTATCATAAGGTTTAAAATTAAATAGTTTAAATAGATTCATAAATAATAGCTTTACTCTACACTTTATTATACAGTAGTTCCATTTGACTGCAAGCAATCCATTGCAAATAGTTCTACATTTTCGATCCTGTCAAAATGCTGATTCATGATGCCTAGTAGAGCATTTTTGCTATGCGAAGTATAGATAGCTACCTCTTTATCGTCAATACTGCCAAAGTAATACTCAGTATAAGACTCTGCTTCGAAATCTTCACAATATTCTAGAATATCTACAGGAGACTTATCCATAAAAGTAATAAACTGAGTTTCATCAATCTCCTCTAGCTTATAGCCAACGCGTGATGCATTATACGTACCGAAGATATTTTCTGGATTACAATTGGTGTATGTAAAAGTAAGTTTGTGCATATTATTATTATATTGTAGTTCGTTACTAAAATTCTCCGACAAATTGACGACGATTATATTCATCTCTGGTAAGACACTCTCCGTTTATCCACCAAGCGGTTACTGAGCCTTTAGTATCTTCAACTGCAGGTCCATTATCACGGTGCAAGTATCCATTACGATACCAGACCTCAATATCGCTATCTTTGTAAATCATTGCAGGTCCATCTTCGCGATGACGTACTCCATTACAGTACCACGATACTGTGCCGTTTTTGTAGAGACGAGCAGGTCCTCCTTCACGATGAAGCTTACCTTTATAGTACCAGTCTTCAGAACCATCAACGTTCTTTAGAGCAGGACCGTCAACTCGATGCATGAGACCATCTAGATACCAGGCCTCGTCACCGTTCTCAAATACAATAGCTGGACCATCTTCGCGATGCAGATACATGTATTCCGGATCTTTGAAGTACATAGTTGTACCGTTGTAGCTAGTCTTTGTATACATAATTATAGGATAAAGAAGTAGTAAATTGCGATTAGGATCCATCCGATTAATCCTATTAAACATCCAATAGCAACGCCTTTAACTGGGTCACTATCATCAGCGTTATACCACTTTTCAAGAGTCACTGCATTCGGAACGACTACAGGATCGGTAGCAGTTTGTTCGCGTTCTACTTTTACTTTTAGTACATGGTCAAGATTATAGTAATTGACTACTGTAACAATCTTATTAGTATCACTCTGCAACTTTACCACACTATCTGAGACCGAGATAGTATATTCAGGATACAGGCTTGTAAGTTGTTGTTCAAGATGATCTTCCTCTTCTTTTGTAAGATTAATATCTAGCTTAATTCGACCGCCGCCGACTCGACTGTCGTGCCGTGCTTTAACGTAAAATCCTAAAATATTCCTAATTTGTTTAATCGAAGGTCTCATCGTAATTATTATATATAAGTTCGTTAACTAAATCATTAAAGAAAAACCCATAATTTAAATTATGGGTTGAAAAAATTGGCTCCCAGGGCAGGGTTCGAACCTGCGGCATGGAAGTTAACAGCTTCCCGCTCTGCCACTGAGCTACCTGGGATTATAAAATTAATTATGGGAGGGTTAATTTAAATCAAGCGACTGCTGCGGCTTTTGCTGCTTTACGCTCGTTCTTTTCTTCAGTAATCTGCTTGCGGCTAATCTTAACATTAGCGATTACTTCTTGCAGAGCTTTGCGAGCTCGAGTACTGGCTGATCCATTACCAGCTTGAAACTTAGAGTATTCACTCTGAGCTGAGTTTAGATGATGGACTGCTTGCATTAGTGCTGTGTCTGTTGTCATATTAGTTATTAGTTATTGATTATTTTGGTTTTTTAAACTTGTGTATTTATCTATACTATCATGATATTCTTTTCGAGCCAAAGCATACTCTTCTTTGATGCGCTCTAATTCTTTACCTAGATGCAAAAACAATGTCTTCTTTACGATATACTGATGAACTAAATCTTCAACTACAAAATCATTATTTGTCATATTTTTATTATATCGGAGTTCGTTAAGATCTAAACATATATTAAAGTTCTTAATCGTCATCCTCGAACCCACCATCTCCATACCCTCCACCACTACCATCTTCGCGGCCACTACCATCTCCGAATCCTCCACCGTCTCCGTCGCCAGCTCCCCATCCAGAAGAAGCATAACCGAAGCCATATCCATATCCAAATCCGTTACCAGTCCCATCTCCACAGGTATTAATAGAACCATAAGCAGCTCCAGATTCATAACCAGATCCATGACCTGACGTTTTTCCAATCTTAGCGTTGCTTTGATCTACAAACAAGTGATGACTACTTCTTAATTTTTTCATAAGTTGTACCAATTTCCTTTACCGAAACCATTACCGTCTCCAGAACCATCGCCAAATCCAATACCTATACTGAGTTTATCTGCTACCTCGTCTCCTTCACCATTGCCTGTACCATAACCATCTCCTGTACCTTCACCATTACCTGTACCGTCACCAGACCCATAACCAAAGCCTTCTTGATTACCATAGCCGCGACCATTACTAAAGCCCGTTACATCTTCGATCATATATATAAATTCACCTATACCATGATACACAGGATCGTTAATTAGTAAAGTGTTCATACGTATATTAAATTAGAGTTCATAATTGTCCATCTCCGTTTCCATCTCCGAAACCTTCACCATCTCCGAATCCTTCTCCTCTGCCCCCTCCATTACCATCCCCTTCTGATTCTCCATACCCGAACCCTTCGCCATTTCCATAGCCATCCCCGTCACTATTTCCCTCTCTATACCCATCGTCTAAATAATAATTAAACAAATGATTTCCAATTAGCAATTTTTTCATACGTATATTAAATTAGAGTTCATAATTAGCAACTACCACCTTGACATCCATCTCCAGCTCCATTAGCTGTACCTAAACCCCATCCTGATTCGAATCTGCTCCCACACCCATCTCCCATCCCTTCACAGGACACTTGTCCCCACTCGTCTCCATCACCCTCTCCATCTCCTCCACCATAGCAATATCCATCTCCATTACCGGACCCACGACCAGAACATATACCATCCTCAAACAGATAAGCGTGCAGAGAGTTACCTGCAATCAAACCTTTAAAATCGTTAATTAGTGAAGTTTTCATAAATTTCGAGTCCCATACCTCTGCCATTACCAGATCCAAAGGCGTATCCATAATCAGCTCCAGATCCATGACCTGATCCCGGACCATACCAACCTCCACACAAATGTACTGATCGAGAGCCGTCTTCACCAAATCCTGATCCATTTCCAAACCCCTGACCATCTATAGACCCTGAACCGTATCCATGCTCACATGGCTCAAGTACAGGAGAGCTTGTAAAAGTGTGGTGATTACATAGAGAAAATTTCATAATTTAAATTTCTATTAACGGTGATGTATCAACTCCACTCCCAATTATAAATGATCCTCCATATCCTTTACCACTACCAGATCCGAATCCATCACCATCTCCCCAACCGTCATTATTCCCACAACCACCTCCAGAACCAAAACCATCTCCATAACCAAATCCTATTTCATTCCCAGCTCCACATCCTGAACCATGTCCAGTATCACTACCTGACACCGATCCTTGACCATTTTTTTTATTACTATCTTCAGCAAATTCTTTAAACATATGATGAGTACTTAGTAAAGTTTTCATAAAAATATACCTTTAGAGCCAATGTAGCCAATGCCACCCTCCAAAACCAACACCGTCTCCACTTCCTTTACCACTACCAGCACCAAAACCTTCGCCAACATTATAGCCATCCCCATAACCATCTCCATGACCGAAACCATTTCCAGTCCCGTCTTCATTGCCAAAACCTGAGCCGTACCCTTCCCCCTGACCGTCTCCTCCTTCTTCACCGTCCCCATCCCCACTCCCAGATCCATAGCCAAAACCTTCTCCGTTGCTACACCCATGTCCATTATTAAATCCAGTTGGATCTTCATAAAGATCAAGAGATATATCTACAACTAAATTTTTATATTGATTAATTAGTAAATTATTCATAATTTATATTATCTAGTTAATTGTATACCCAGTACCGTCACCTGTACCATCCCCTTTACCTCTTCCTGATCTTTCATTATATCCACATGAAAATCCAGAGCCATCACCAGACCCAGCTCCATCAATAAACCCACAGCCAAAACCATAACCAAGCCCAGATCCATCACCTAAACCATAGCCAGACCCAGATCCATCACCAGATCTACAGATCAAATCAGCAGAATTATTATGATGTCTATAAAATAAATTCATATTATCTATTAAGACTCGTCTCCAGCTCCATCACCAAATCCATCACCGAATCCAGAACCAGACTCGTCTCCAGCTCCATCACCAAATCCATCACCGAATCCAGAACCATCTCCCAACCCTTCTTCGTACCTACTTGAAAATCCGAATTCACCATATCCATCACCAACACCGTCACCTGAACCATCATTGATTTCACACTCGTTATCTTCTGAATTCATAGATAAGTGATGACCTGAATTTAGTGAGGATTTCATAATATTGAAAATCGCCGAGTCTCTATCGGCGTCATTCCCTTTTCCGTTTCTCTTTATTTCTCTACAAACTGAAGATAAGTCTCATCAGCTTTTGCAGTCGTAGGGATATATTCAATTGCATTAGTCAAGTATACTTCACCAGTAGCGTTCAATCGACCGCCCTTAATACCCTCGTTAGCTACAGCGGAGAGCGATAGTCCACCACCTTCCCACTTCCATAGACGTAGAGCGTTCTTGAGCTTTACTTCCATCGAATTGGTTGGATTTACATACTCTACATCTCCGATATGGACTCCCGCTGAGTACGTTCGAATGATACAACGGCGGCCCAACATAGGATGCTGCGACGGAGTAGAGGCTACGGTTCCTTGAAACAAAGATGCAATTTGCTTTGCTTCACCAATTGTCATGTTGTTAATGTCAATCATATTATTCAGTTTTTGTTAGTTTAGTTAAGAAATTGGTAGGCCGTGTTGGATTCGAACCAACGACCAAGGGATTATGAGTCCCCTGCTCTTACCGCTGAGCTAACGGCCTATTTAAAATATTTGGTGCACCTAGTTGGATTCGAACCAACGACCGACGGATTCATTTGTCCGCTGCTCTATCCGCCGAGCTACAGGTACTTTTTTGTCTATACATTATTATATATAAGTTCGTTAATATTGCAAGATTTATGGTTTATAAAATTGGTAGGTACTGAGGGATTCGAACCCTCACTTGAACGATTTTAAGTCGTTTGTCTCTGCCGTTGGACTAAATACCCGTTTAGAAATATTCGAAAATTTTTGGTGACCCCACCAAGAATCGAACTTGGATTATCTGCTTAGAAGGCAGATGCTTTATCCGTTAAGCTATGGGGTCAGTTTGTTGTTGTACAGTTATTATACGGTAGTTCGTTTTGAAATCTACTATATTAACAAAATAACTCCTAACAGTTACTATAAAGAATTGAGATACTTCTCTAATTCAACATAGTCTAGAATATCAAGAGCCTCTTCTTTATGATCAGGATTAAAATCTGTGTCCTTTAAACCGTGTTTATATCTAGGAGAGTTACAGCTCGCAAAAGAAAATATTACTGCAAGCATTAGCGATACTAATGCAATAAGCTTAGATTCTGTAATAGTAATTTTCATTAATAGTTTTCAACGTTACCGTCTGAATTTTTAATAGAAGCTCCTCTTGTTACTTTATAAGGTATTCTAACACTCTTAAATTCGTTTTTACTCTTTACGTATAATTGAACCTTAGCTACATTAAATGCTGTATCGACTCCTATAAAAGTATTATCGCTGCAATACGCTTTATTTTTAGTTTCAGAATAATCAATTTTACCAACTCTTATGCCAGTAATACCAGAGTAAACTAAATTACGTTCTATACGAGCTCCATCAGCTTCATTTAACTGTATACTCTTATCACCATCTTTACTATTAATAAACTCACATCCTATAACTTTAAATTCTTTAGCTCCTTCTGCAGTAGCAACTCCATCCTCTCCAACATTAAGCCAGGTTATAAATTCTACCCCAGAATCAGGAGCATAAAATGTAGCTGCGTTTTTATTATTTTTAATAAATCCGTTCTTTACTACAAGAGGAATTCTTGCCCTAAATAAAGGAGTTTGGTTTTCACTCTGACCTCCATCCCCTTTTTGTTTAGAGCCGTCAATAATTCCTCCGTTTAAATTTATAATATGTACTGAGCCTTGCTTTGTAACGGTAGCTCCAAGCTTATCAACAAATGGCTGTAGGTCAGAAGGATCGTTAATTATCCATTCTGAAGTAGGCTTATACAACTTTGCACTCTTTGTTGGCTCTCTATGTGAAGGCTTTGATGGTCGAGGAGCTATGGCTGCACAACTTATAGTTATGAGTGGTATAAGTAGAAGCAGCTTTCTCATACCATTATTTAATCATTACTCTGGTGAAAGCTCTTTTTGTTCAACTACCTTCGGCTTACGAGCCTTTTTTGCGTTATTGAGAAAGATAACAAATTCCTTTTTAGTAATAACTCCATCTTTATTAGCGTCCGCTACTTCAAACGCTTTTTCAATAATAGCGTCAGATAAGACTGGCGAATCTGAGACCTGCCCGAAAGCAAATGGTACAGTGAGAATTGAGACCGTTAGCACGGGAATATATAAGTTTTTCATAAAATTTAATCGCTCTTTAAAGGAGCTGTCCACGACTTAATCATTGTATTATAAACATGAACTTCATAGTAGTCGACACTAGAATCACTCTGAAGTTGAAGTTCTAGATCTTTAACTTTTTTAAAGTTCTCACAAAGCCAGAACTCTTGTGTTTGATCAGGATCATCTTTGAAGCTAAGAATAATATAAGAGTACATAAACAGTTAAGACAAATTTATTATATATCAGTTCGTAATTAGAGTTGAATCAGTTCGATGTCATATCGTTTTGCTATCTCTAAAACTTGAAAATAGTCTATGTAATCATCTTGAAAAATTACCTTTTTTATTCCAAACATTGCAATATCCATAATGCAATGTTGACATGGAGACAGCGTAACAGCTATTAATTTCGCCTCTCCGGGCTTGCAGTATCGGAGGGCAGATCTCTCAGCATGCGAAACAAAAGGTCTTCTCTTATCTCTATCAGACCAATCAATATTATATCCCGGTATAGACCCATTATATCCTAACGCTGCTACACTGTTATCGTGTCTCAGTACACAAGCTCCACATTTAATATATGGATCTTCAGATCTTAAACTAGCTGTATTAGCTAGTAACAATGCGTATTCTTCCCAAGATGGTCTAGACATTAGTTATATAGTTAATTATACAATATATTATAAAATTATCAAAATTTTATAAAAAAAACCCATTAGCCGTATACGGCTAATGGGAATATCTAAGAACTAAGATTAGAGAAAACTAACACCTTGCTTATTAAGCAAGCGACCGAAGGCTCGGGTATTAATTGGCTCCCATTCGTCTTTGTTATTATGTCGATTACATACTAGGGTCTGATTTCCGAGTAGCTGCAACTTACCAGTTTCGTCGCGAAGGACGGTAATGTTGAATAGTTTAGGGTTTTTGATTTGATTGCGGTTATTTAGCCAGTTGGTATCGCGTTTCATATGTTTTTTATTGTTATTGGTTTTTGATTGTTAATTGAAAACTAAATTATAAATCTCTTTTTGTTTATTATATGCCTCTACTTCCCATGGCAACTTGTAATATGCAGCTGTTTTACAACTTGCTTCAGGCCATTTTTTTCCTTTCCAGTAAAAGTATTTTTCATCGCTATATAGAGTTCCGATATGATATTGCTCTGCGTGTACAAGTTCGTGACAGATAGTTAGTAGACCTTCGTCTATATTTCCTTTACGGATATCAATCTCTGCAATATTAGCATCTCCATTATATCTACCTACAATATGTAATGATCTGATAGGTTTTAGAGCTATACTAATAACTAATGGTAATTCTAATACTTCTTTAAATCTATGTTTTACCTTCTCTAATTTTTGCTCGTATTCTCGAGCAACCTTTAAGTAACTTTTAAGATATCCATACTTTATAGAAGTTGATATATTAATATCCATTAATGAAATTATTTTAAAATAATGTTTTCTATATTCTGAATTTTATACCAGTCTCTTAAGACTTCTTCTTCTTTTACTGTTTCTTGTTTGTATAAGAACATCTCATAATCTGTCATCTTATACTTTCTAGCAAACGCTTTATCGCTTTCTGAAAGGATTAACTTCATACCCTATTGTATCGAAGTTCGTTTAGTCTCACCTGTACGAGGACAAATTAACCTAGATTCTTTTTCTGCATTACTAATTATTTCATTTATTTGTGTTATTCCTTGCTGTATTTTAGCACCTTTTTGACCAGTTTCAAAATCAACATAACATCTTAGAGAATCCCACTTCTCTTTGATTTGCTCCACTTTGAGTTCTACGCCTGTCTCATTAACGATATTCTGAATTTTATCAAGCATTTCCTGTACTATATAAAACCAGCCGTTGCCGTGATCAAACCCAAAAGCAAAGCAGGTCTTCTCAACATCTCCTCTATACCTAGAAAGTATCTCAGGATGTTTATTTACTAATTTTAATTCTAGGTCGCTTGTCATATATTTTACTTAGTATTTAGATTAAACTTAAGATCTCATCAGACTTATTAATAGCCAATTCATCACTGGTATTGTATGCAATAAGTTTATCTTCTTCGAGAATATCTATAATATTAGCAGTTCCTTGCTTGTTTAAACTATGGACTGCATACTTAGGAAGTTCTTTACCTTCGTTTATACACTTGGCCTTTAGGTAAATCGCACAATCACGGCCAGTCCTTTCCTTTACTTTACTATAATTGTACTCTGTTTTATTGCTGAGACTTAGGACACATTCATAGGAAGCAGACCTATCAAGGTCATGATCAAACGAGATAAAATCATATGTTTTCTCGTCTAATGCTTTTGTGAATTGTTCAAAATCCCTTACAATCTCCCATTCATAAGATGTATAATCAATATTCATCCAGCATACATCACGCGGCCACCTTTGATCATCAAGAAATAAATTCTTTTGATTCTTTTTAAAGATTACATCGTAGTTGGAATTGTACCTATTAGTATCCACTTTACGTGGAAAAGATCCTTTACCGCCACTCCATTCGCCTTTCATATGTATTATTTTAGTTCCTGGTTAAGTTCTTTAACTATGTAAGAATCATACGCTGTTTCGTCATATGGAAATTGACGATTAAAGAGGTAATCAAAAAGTATATCTTGACCTATATCTGATTCTGGTTCTTTGAGAAGAGATTTACACTTCTCAAAAAGTTCATCATCTTCTTTTGCGTGTCTTGCAATAATTTCACGCGCTTCGTCTATAATTTTTTTAGATACTTCGTTTTCAATCATACATTATTATAACGGTTAAATTACTACTATCCAGATATATTTTTCGAGAAGTTTTTTACTACCGAACGAGCCCCGTTAGGAGTAAAGTATTTTTTATTCTCATTCCACGAATCCTCGGTATGAATTTCGATCATAGAAGTACACTTATCAAGATATACCATTCTTGCTTTCAAAGGACGGTAAGGAATATTTTTAGCACAAGTAATGCACTTATTAAGTCCGAGCTCAACACGAGCTGGTTCAACAGGTTTTCCGCAGTAGCAAGTCATATTAGTTCTTTCGATACCTAATTATATGCTAGTTCGTTTTATCAGCTAGCACGAACAGCCTCTATAATTGCAAAATTATTTAGTTCTAAACTTCGCAGGTGACTTAAGTTTATCAATCAATACTAATTCATTACTAGGAGTTGATTCATCATAATCACTATAAGCAGTCACAGTGTAGGTACCTGCCCATGGATAGCTTACACTATAAGTAGTAGCAGGAGCCTTTACATCTCCTACTCTAGCCCAAGTTACGGTAGAACCGTTAACTACCTTCTTATAAATATAAAACCCTTGAGCTCCTTTACTATCAGGATCAGAAAAATCATAATCCCATGTAGTGCTTACTGCTGTAGTTTTTTGTTGTGCGGTTACATCACACCCTATTAATAGTAGAGAGGTTAATAGCAATGAGTATGCAGATAATTTTTTATACATTATTTTAAATCGTTAATTACATCTAATGGCTTCTTTGCAAACATCTTACCTAATTTTACTATACCGCTAATAATCTCTGGTGTTATAACCCCTATAATACCGTATGACATAGCTTTAATTAAACTAGATATATCAGTTTGTTCTAATATAAACCATGCTATAGTCGATGATACAGCAGCAGCTATTATTTTTTTGATCTGATCAATAATGGTATGCTTATTTGCAGATGCAAATAAGCGCGCAAGCATAGCGAGTGCTCCTAAAACAGTAATGAGCCATCCGCCGTTTATAAATTCTTTAAGAAGAGCTTTTTCATCATCTATCATGTCATTATTTATAGATGAAGTAGTTATATTTTAAAAATTACATATTGCTGTTTAACGACCAACTCATTATTTCATAGTGAAAGTTTTTCTCATCCAAGTCACCATTAATGTTAATATAAGCGATAGGATCTACGTCTCCTTTCTGAAAGACTGTAATCTTATTGCTTTCTTTTTCGTATACGAACCAATTATTACCAATTTGACCTTCTAGCATTTTATTTATTTATGTTAATTCTATATTTTTATTCACGAGTTGATACTCATATATTATATGAGTTCGTTAAAGTTTTCAAGCTTTAATTCCATTATTTTTTTATCTATATTTTTATAACTTTTGTATATTTGGCATACCTCTTTTGCTAATTTTTCATACATGCGAGCATCTTTCTCTTCAGCAGAATTGTAATAAACATAATACTTGTTATCATACTCTTCAAACTCTATTTTAAAATGTTTGGTCTGTATGTAGTGTCTGAGCTCATGTAAGATTGTTTTTACTGTCTGTAATAATGTTTTATTTGACTTTAAATCTAAACCAATCATACCGTCTTCAGAACAAAAGTAAGAATAGTCAAACCTTGTCTTATGTACTTTTAGCACAACTCTTTTAGTTGGGAGGAAGAATCTACTAATTATAAAGGATAGTAAATCGAAATCTATTTTAGTCTCCTTTACTATACCTGCTGAAGGTATTAGTTTTAACATTTATTTTAAAAATTACTCCTTACATAATATATATTCTAAAGATTCTAATTCTGTGCTTAATTTAAAGTTAGGAAAAAGGCTCTCTAATTTTTCTGTAGAGAGTCTACAGTTGGATCTCGGCGCTTTTAACCCTAGATCTTGAGTAAAATTTACAAAGTTATAATCTTTATTATCTGGTATCTTATTATGATCCCTTATAACCTTGATAATATCTGTTGTTAAGAGAGGAAACTTATTAGTAAAGTTTAATATACCAACAGAATTAGATCTTATCTTATTATCGATAATATAGTATAAAAAATTATTTAAATCGTGCAGAGATGTTTTAGAATTTACGGTCTCTACAAGATTCTCAAATTTTAAAATTTTATTTAAATAACTGCGCTCATGAGTTAATGAGCAATAAGGCATACGTATTCGAACAGTCATACCATAGTTACCTGCTAGAGTTTCATAGGCGTGCTTACTTTTAGAGTAGAAAGAAGAGTTGTCGTATAGGCCAAGATTTGGTGTATCCTCTTCATTATAATCTTTATTATAACCTCTATATATACAGCCAGAAGATAGATGAATATAGTCAATACCTTTTGATCTACAAGCTTTATTTGTCTCTACCGGGCCTTGAGTGTTGAGGTACCAGCACTCTTTTTTTAAAGTTTCAGCCTGATCAATATTTGGAATTCCGGTAAATCCAGAACAGTTAATTACATAGGATGGTTTCTCAAATAACAGATAGTTACTAAATGTAAAATAATTATTATAATCAATATCTACTTTACTGAGTAGTTTTACGTTTAATCCTTTAGATTTTAAATGATTATATAGAGATGTTCCTATATAACCTTTACCTAATATTAATATAGAATTCATAAAATTATTAATAATTTTCATTTATATATTCCACTATATCATTATAGCTAGTATCGTCATTCTCAGATATAGCTTCCTCTATATTCTTTTTAAAGTCTTCAGACATCTCACATAGGACCTCATCTTCTAAATCAATTTCAAGTAGTGTAGAAATATTATCTAAATTTTCATATATTAAATTAATATGATTCTCTAATTTTTTGAGTATAGCTGATTTTTTCATTTAATAATAAATATATATTCATTTAATATTAAGTTGTTGGTTTAATTGAAAATGTTTTAATAAGTTTATAACATCTGTCTTAAGATAGTTACAATGAATAGGTCTAAAGGTAGACTCGTCAAGATAAAAAACAACTAATTTAGAACATTTTTTACCAGTCAATTCTTCATGCATAAATGCGTATATAGATAGCTGTAAAGCATACGTATTGAACTCACAGTAAGAAAAATGATCAATAGGGTATTTGTGTAACTCGTTGTACTGACTAGTAAAGCTAAATCTTTTATTAGTTTTAAAGTCACCAACTGTAAAGAAATCGCCGTGATCAAAAATTAAATCAGCGGTACCTGCTAACTTATACTCGTGATTATACAGGAGCTTTTCACTACTAAAAGTTTTAAATTTATCGATACTAGTGTTAACTATGTTATCATATGATCTATATAACCATCTATAATCACTTTGAATCTCACCAACAGTTACGTAATTCTCAAGTAGTTTATGAATATGACTTCCTCTGTCTGTAGATTTTTTATTCTCATCAGCCCAGGCCTCTAACACCATTTCTTGTGGTACTCCTTCTCTCTTAGCTACCCTGAGAGAGTGATATTCTTTATCAAACGGTTCTTTATATTTGGATAGCAGAGTCGTGGTAGATATATATCTATCCTTTGTCTCCGTATTAGTATATGTGTGAGAATCGCTATCAAATACAATCATAAAACAATTGTATTGTAGTTCATTATAAAGTCAATTAATAATACGTACCGTAAATATCAGTATTATTCGATGACATGTCCAGAACATCCGCCTTAGAGGTATCATTAATATCGCTATTATATGTCTTGTCTTTAATTACTAGTTGACTTGCAATCTCGTGCACTGTACCTTGTGTAGGATCATAGTTTAATGCACTATGAGCGAGAGGCTCTTCATATACATTCCACTTATAATATTTACCACCAATTTTAAGAGTAACATAACTAGTACTATTAAAGAGTAGTGTATAATCAGATGATGGTACAGTATCCTGACCGGTTGGTACAAATTCGATAACAAGCCAAGATAGGTTATAATTGCCTACTGTTAGATACATTTGACCATTAGCATATGTGTATTGGTTATACACACTATTAACTTCTGAAACTGGTCCCCAATATATCTTTTTACCGTTAACTGTAGTTGCAGCTATACTAACAAATTTATTTTCATATACTTGATCATTAACAGGTTCCTGTGGAGCATTAGGTTCAAAAGAGTATTCATATCTCTTAGCTCTTAATCTATACACATAATGACCCATTAATGGATTCAGCGATGACACATCCTGATCTACTCTTTCTGTAATCTCAAATACTTTAGCACCTCTACCATTAGGTCTATCACATCCCAGTGTAATAACTTCGATTAAATCACCAGCTTTTGGCTCTATAGATTGATTAAAGCTAGCATAGTTAACAGCTGGAGATAAGGTATCAGTAAAAGTTGTTATGTGTAAAAATCCAGTTAAATCATCTCCTGCTGCATATCCAAATTTAGATAGACTAATAGAATTCTCAGATAACTCAATATACATCTGTAATGAATGTGGACCATTAAATTTACTCAAGGCATCCTGACCATATAGTGTATCTGCGTTGGCTAAATTAAAGGTATTAACATAATAGTAGATAGGTACACCGTAACTATTAATAAGGTCTTTAAACGAGTTGTCATATATTAGCTGCTCAGCTTGAAAATTACCTGGGTTGAGAAACTGCGAACACGCTTGATTTGCGTTAGCGGCAAATACACTGTTTGGATTGCAATCTTGTCTTGTAGTGTTACAGCTCATATAGTTTTACGTTTTCTAAATACACCAGTATTGCCTAATACATCTTCTGACATCTCAACCTCTACTGCAGAATTACCTAGAACCTTTGTCTCACCTGGACTAAATGTAATATCATATTTAGCAAGCAGAGCCATAAGAGGTTGCCCAGATAATTTGAGTGACTGTACTTTACCATTAATGATATTATCAATAGCTGGCATTTCCTCGTTCTTAGCCTTATGCTTATAAGTTTTATTAGCAGTGTTCTGATTAATTCTACTTAATACTCTATTAGGATCTTTACCATTTGTCATTCTAGGATTAACAATTGGGTCACCTTTATAATATTCGACAATATAATCTTTAAAAGCAATCATTATTATTATTTATACAAAAAAAGCCTAATGGCTTTCACCATTAGGCTTGTATTATTTTGTTTTATTTAGTTTATTGTTCGAAAGCTGATTTACCGGTTTTAAGGGATCCAACTTTATTGCTCTTACCGTCATTATATTTTTTAGCATTAACAATAGCGTGACCATGGTCACCATCATCACCAACTTTATCAGTATACTTCGATGATGCACCGCCAGAGGATACCTTTAGATTTCCTACTTTATTGCTTTTACCATCATTGTACTTAGCACTTACACCTGCATGACCTAATTCTTCTTCGTCTTCCTCACCCATTTCCATACCGTCTTCTTCACCCATATCCATACCGTCTTCTTCACCCATATCGTCTTCACCCATATCGTCTTCACCCATATCACCTCCTAATACAGCTCCAAGGACTTCATGAAGTTTTTCAGCAGTTGCACGATCGAGAGTGAAGGAAACTTCATCTCCTTCTCCTTCGTCACCTAATTCATCATCAGGTGTTACTTCATCAAGGCCAAGAGCATCGAGGTCATTACCTTCCTCTGCTTCATCACCATAGGGGTTACCAGATTGACCTCCCGGCATGCCGAAAGATTCTTTCATAACATTGGCGTATAGTCTGTCGAATACGGATTTTTGTCTCATAAAATTATTTAGGCTTTTACGGGCTATTTTTCTACTTTCTTTTAAACTTTCTTCATCTTCTTCTTTGTTTTGATTAGCCTTACACTGAGCACAATCATCGCAATCACACCCCTCAGCTGCATGCTTACAACCCTCTTCTTCATCTTCCTCAGATAGATTGTTAATATTATAAAAATTTTCTAGCTCTTTACCTTTACCTTTTCCCTTTAAGGTTCTTCTATCAATCACCTTAGTACAGAAACCTGACTTCTCTTGAGGTCCACCATCTTTGAGAGGAGCATCTCCAATCTCATTAACCCCTTCATTTACCGTCTTTACTTTATTAAGAATGTTACCATAAACATCACCTAATGAATTAAATTCTCTATTTTTAGATTTCGACATATAACTATTTATATAAAATGTCCTCTAATAATACAAAAAGTGAATACTATTTAGGAAATCCTAACTTACCTAACAAGCACTGGAAAGATGAATATACTAAAGAAATGGTGCATCATCTGAAAAAGAGTAAGGCTAATCTACTGCACTTTGCAGAGAATTTTTTTTACATTATCGATCCTGATGAAGGTAAGGTTATAATCGAGCTATTTCCATTCCAGAAACGTATGTTACGTACTCTTAGAGATAACAGAAATGTTATTCTACTTGCATCGCGACAGGTAGGTAAGACAACAATGTTATCAATTTATGCTCTATGGGTAGCGTGTTTTAATGACTATCAGAATATTATTATTGTAGCAAATAAAGAAGCGACTGCTATTGAAATCTTTAGAAGAGTAAGGTTAGCATATGAGGAGTTACCTAACTGGTTAAAACCAGGCGTTAAAGAATACGGTAAAACTTCCTGTGAATTCGAAAATGGATCACGTATCGGTATTAGTACTACGACTGGATCTGCTGCTCGAGGTGCTTCTATTAACTGTCTAATTGTAGATGAGATGGGATTCGTTGAGCCACAGTCTATATTAGAGGATTTTTGGAGATCAGTATTTCCAACTATTTCACGATCTACTAAATCAAAAGTATTAATAGCATCTACACCTAATGGAACCGGTAATCTATTTCATAGACTCTACGACGGCGCTGAAAAGGGAGATAATGGATTCGTTTATGAGAGAGTTATATGGTCTGATGTACCAGGTAGAGATGAGAAATGGAAGCAGGAGCAGGTTAGAGCACTCGGTAGTATGGAGTCTTTCCTTCAAGAGTTTGAATGTCAATTTTTATCTACTGGTGATTCATCTATTGACGAAGGATTATTTTATGATCTTTCACAATCATGTTGTGCTCCGAAAATAGTTCTTGATGAAGGACACTACAAGATATGGGAAGAACCAGATCCTAATAAGCTATATGTAGTTGGTGTTGATATATCAGAAGGGGTAGGTATAGATGCTAGTGTTATACAGATACTTGATATAACTGATTTAAAGGCTATAAAGCAAGTAGCTGTCTATCATAATAGAATAATAGCTCCTCTTGAATTTACTAATAAATTACATTCTATTTTAAGAAACTGGGGTAATCCTTTAGCATTAATTGAACGTAATAATTGTGGTGCTCAGGTTGTAGATAGATTAGTGTTTGATATAGGTTATGAGAAGGTTGTTTCGTACGGTGCTAAAGTTGCTAATAGAGATAAAGTTCAGATGGGTATGATAGCTCATACAAATACCAAATATAAAGGTGTTATGAATATGAGATATTTTGTTAATGAAGTAAGAAGCGTAGAATTTAGAGATATAGATACTCTCAAAGAACTGAAAGACTTTGTTCGACATCCTAATGGTGTATGGAAAGCAAGAGGTACTACTCATGACGATAGAGTAATGTCCTTGATATATGCCTTGTTTATACTCGAGAAAGAAATAACTGAGAGATTTTTTGATATATTAGAACTCGATACATATGGTAAACCATCCGCTATTGAACCTATGGACTTTGGATTAAAGATGTTTGAAGACCCAACCTCTATATATCTTGATACTGAAATTGCAGGTAGTAGTACCACTGGTCTTGGAGCTGTAGTATTTGGTATGGAAGATACAGAAGATACTAGTGACTTAGATGATCTTCTATCGGCTGGATGGGTTCAGCTAGGTTAATTCTAAATATAAATATGTCATCTAACTTTTTTCAACAGTCAACACTTAACAAATCTCGTGCAGATAAATTTCGTATGGTATTTACCATACCTGCAGCCTTACGCAAGATAAATAGAAAACAAGAAAGATCAAATTTTACTATTAAAGAAGATTCAATGCAGTTATCTGTTTACGGTACAATTGTTCCAGAAATAGTTGTACCTGCTTTAGAGATAAGATACACTGGTAGTACACTCTATAATTCAACTCACTCTAAAAATCCATACCCACCAGTAACAGTTAACTTTACCATCGATAATGAATATAATAACTACTGGGTTATATACAAGTGGCTAAATCTATTACACGATGAGAAAACTGGTACCTTTGATAAAACTAATCTCATAAGCGATGATGTATTTCTTGATTATCAAACTAATATTTCTATTTATGGTCTAGATGAATACGAGAACAATAGAATTAAGTTCACTTACACAAAAGCTTTTCCAACTGGTATAGGTGGTATAACATATAACTATCGTGATGGGCTAGAGATACAGTCAACGTTTACATTCGTGTACTCACAGCTGCACACTGAACTTTTAAGTACATAAAAACGAAAACCTGACTGCAAAAACATAAATATTTGTATGTCAAAACGAATGATACAATCACCAGGTGTGGAGATCAATGAGATAGACTTATCTCTTAGACTACCGACACCTGCAGGTACTACAATATACGCAACAGGATTTAGTGATCAAGGTCCAGTCGATGAAGTTGTTCAGGTCTCAAGTATTAATGAGTTTGAGCAAATTTACGGTTTACCTAAAACTCCTGCCGAAAGATACTTCTATCATACAGTAAAAGCTTGTGCTAGTTCACAGGCTAGAGTCCTAGTTAATCGATTGCCATACGGTGCATCAACAGGTGACGGATTTGGGTCTTATGTATCAGTATTAGCTTATCCAGCTCAGGTTTCAAAAAAAGTTGCCGGTCCCTCCGCTGCAGAATATATTACTTTATCAGGAGGCACTATAAGCTTTACTGACTCTGATACATTATCAAGCGAGTTAACTTACTTCTTAGGTGCTCCTCGTCAATTTACTCTAACTCAAACACAATATAGCGGATTGCTAGCTGGTAGTTATGTGACATGGCAAAATACAATAAGCGCGTTCGACGGTGCAACTAACCCAGCAGAATATATTGGAGCGGCCGCCGTAGTTGTTATTAATAAAGGACAGTCTACTATTAATAATCAAGGTCACGGTTACTACATCGGTATAGCTGACAACACGGCAATAAATCCAGCAAGTGCTTATAATTCTATACTAGATGTCTATACAACGTCTATCTCAGCAGGAAACGCCGGTATAACAAAAACTAATTATACCAAGATACCTACTACTAGATTAGACTTTGCTCTCTCTGCAGAACCTGGATTTGTTCAAAATAGTGTGTCACAGGTAATGGAAGAAGGTATTGTACCTTACGATATTAGTTCTGGATACTATAATGATACCTTAACTG